ATTATGCTATTCATTATTTATATTTTTTGTCAAACCAAAGTTTCAAAAAGTAAGACACCACAAATAAAAGTAATCCAAAAATGAACTTCATTAGGTCGCCTATAAACATTTCGTAAATTGGATTATTTATTTGTAAACTTAAACGTGGGAAACTAGCGTACCCCAACAACCCGATAATTATACATATTTTTGTAGTAAAAAAATCAACAACTCGATCAACCATTATAAGACCTTTGTTGTGCGTGTAAAAATAACTCTCGCAAGTCCTATTCCGCCCATTAATAACCCTACTGCGCTTAACATAATACCAGTACCACTCAACTCCGATAATGCTTCCGCACTTTCAGGGATAAAATTAAGAGTAAAAGAAAAAGTTAAGGCAACTACTAGGCTATAAAGGAATCTTTGATAGTTCTGTTTAACTAAGGTAACTAGATTGAATGTACCGTCCTTTATGTACGGTAATGAAGCCCACAAATTGTAAAGAAATCCGCCCTCCATTAAAATAAATGTCATCAATAAAATCATTTTTATATCTATGTCATTTACTACTATCATATTATTATAATTTTATTGATTATTCCATCGGTATCGCCTTCGCCCTCCCATAGTAAAGGCTTTATCAAATCTAAATAAGTTACTATTTGTTTTCGATAGCTCGTTGCCATTGCCATCGCTTCACGCTTAGCTTCTTCGATACTTGCAATCACTTCATTGCTACCTTGTGCCGTTTGTGCGCCCTTATTCGTTGTCTTAATGTGGTTCGCCTTGCTTATGTACGCTTTAACATTATACGCTATGTAAGGCTTTAAATAAGTGCCTATCAAAGTGTCGTATTCTGCGCCCGAATTAATCACAACCGCATCGTACAAATCAGTTCCCAATAAAGTCATGACTTGTTCCCACTCAACCAACTGAATTACATTATCTTTAATGCTTTCCATGTCGAAAGTGTTCGTAAAAACTAAAGCTTTTATTTCTGCTTTACTCGCTATCATTGTGCTAATATTTGTTTCGCTTCATCAATCGTTATTCCAAGCGCAGACTTTAAAATATTGGATGCTTGATTCTCTGTTAATTCTCCCAGCGCAAAAGCCTTAACTACTTCTACCATTGAAGTCACCTGTGCTCCATTTAACGCAACAACGTCTTTAACTCCCGTCAATGGTTCGAAGCCTAAAGCCATTCTCTTTTCATCCTGAGTTAAAATAAGATTAACGTCTAAAGTAGTCGCTATATCAACTGGGCTTTCATTACTAAATATAACATCTTCGTTAATGTATGTATCGCCAAAAGCCATTTTAACGTGGCTCATTATCTTATATTGAACATTGCTAATTAATCTCTCTGCAAGTACCCATTCGTTACGTAGTTGCTGATTGTTTCCTAAACTTCCCGCGCTTTCTAAACCCGCTAAGCTTCTAAACCAAGACGAAGCCTTAACTATATTGTTTTCGGTCGTACTTTGAAGCTCTTTAAAGCTCCCTTCTTTCTGCATTGGATATTGAATGTACTCAGGAGTTTCAACATCTCCCGTAATTGGTACTACTAAAGTCTTACCACTTCGACCGCCAGATGTTCCTTTGATTTCGGTTTCAAGTTTTGTCTTCTTTTTGCGCAAATCGTCCTCATTTGTAACGTCTCCAAAATCAAATTTTAAGATGCTAGACAAAGTAACCCCGTTTTCAAACTGATTAGCGTTGTATTGTCCTATTAAACTTTCGACTTGTGCATCGTAAAACGCACCCGACCACTTTGGTAAAGGGTATTCTTGGCTATTTGTGTCGTAATCGCTTATTAAAATGACTTGGGTTTTCCCCATTTCTCCACTAGAAAAATTAGGATAAAGCGCAACCTCCACAGGCTCCTTTTTTGTATCCGTCCAATCGTCAGAAATCGCTACGCTTTCAGCTGTTTCCCCCAAATAGTCCATATATCGAACTTTGGAAGCGTCTAAATGATAAATAAAGGTCTCTTTCCCAATTACAACAACCTCAATAAATGCGTAGCCATAAGTAAAATAGTCTGTACTTACCCTTTTTTCAAGCTCATAATAGTCATATCGCTTGTTTAAGTCCTCTTTTATCTTCTTTAAAAAGCTTTCTGAGGCTTGTATTTCGCCATAACTAACGTAATTAGCTTTACTATCAATTACACTGCTTAAAGTTGAGCTTTCTTTTACAATTCTAGCAATCATTTGTGGCAAATCATTTGATTGTCCAGCGTTAATAATTTTAAATCCTTGTTTTGTAGATACTTTCTTCTTTTCCTTTTGAGGAAGTTGTGTAATGTTATTTTGTATCGTGAAGCTTTGCCCGATATTTCTTTGGCTTGGTTGTATTTGTTGGTTTGCTTTCTTCATTTTTTATGAATTTTATTAGATAACGAAATTCTGAACGCAAAGATAGCTTATAAATAGTATCAGCACTTTCAATATTAAAGTCAAGGAGACCAAGCCCCTTGACATTAATTTTCTTATCCTTTAATTCCTTTTTTATTACCCAACTCATAATTAAACGTTAGTCGCTGCTAACAATTCAGCTACAATAGCAGTCGCAGTTGTTGCACTAACTCCACTCAATCCGCTTAGAACTCTTAATGGTTCGCCTTGGTCTGCCATCATGGTCATCGAAAATAAGTTGTCATCCGTTTTTGCACGTCCTGAAGTTGATTCAAAACTTTTGAAAGCTGCGAATCCTTCGTCTAAACTTTCAGCATCGTAACCGATAAATAAAAGTCTGTCAGAATCGTACATTCTCGCAACCATATACTGCTCACAAGCGTTCTTGATGTCCGTTAGCTCTTTACGTTGTCCAGCCGTTGGATTCGGAACTGCGAAGTTTACATTTACTTCGTTGCTCTTTTCCATTGATTCCGTTACTTCGCATTCGCCACGCTTAAAATTTACTTGTCCAAATCCGTCGCCCGAAACCGCGAACTCGATGTCCGTAATATCGTGATTTGCACCTAAAGTAATTACTGCAATATCTGATGTCTTAATTGTAAAGAGTTGCTTAACTCCTGACGTTTTCGGGCAATTAGTACCCGCTGTTGATGTTAAAAATAAACTAGCTGCCATTTTTTTATGTTTTTTTTAAAGGGAGCTATTAACTCCCTTTTATTATTAAATTTATTGAGGTCTGTAAAAAGTGATGTCAGCTCCGTTTGTGTAATTAACGTCAAAAGCGTAATCGCATCTGTATCTTACCGTTCTGTCTCCGTTGTTTTCAAACATTGGAATAATTGCTAAGTTGTTTTCTTCTCCGCTCAAAGCAGTTCCGAAATGCAAGTTAGAAACATTTGCACCAACTATAACGTTGTCAGAAATGTAAGGTAAAACCATCATTCTTGAACCTAAGAAGTCCATTTCTTTTGAACCTACAAAATAAGAACCCGCTCCGTTAGCTGCATTAGCTTGAGCCAATGTGTAAGCCTTTGCAACTTTCTTATTCATAATCAAATAGAAATCAGGGTCATCTTCAACAGCTTCTGAAAGCTCATTGTAAACGTCTGTTAAAATAGCTAAGATGTTTGAGCTATTGATAAAAGAAACACTAGCAGAAGAAGCTCCGTATGTTCCAGCGTATGCGCTTGAATCAACAGGGATACTGAAAGTTGTTCCGTTAAGAACCGTAATCGCTACTGATAAACCATTCAAAGCAGTAAAGCCCGTACCAGTTGCACCAGTGATAGAAACTAAATCTCCATTTGCTAAGTTAGCCGTAGTCGCAACCGTTACAACTGCAGAAGCAGCCTTAGAAATTGCACTAGCCACTAAGCTACCAACTCCAACCTTTGGAGTCAATTTGTTCACATCCGTTCCAGCTTCGAATTTTGCTTCCAATCCAACTACTACGCTAGACGCAGAAACTGTGATTTTTGACAAAGAACCCGCTTTAACAGAACCTCTCCAAATAGAAGCATCTAAAAACTTACCATTCAATAAAGCTCTTTGCTCAATGATAGCATCTTCTAAACTTGCTGGAGGAACAAAGTCTCCACCTCTCCCACGTGTTTGCTGTGAAGCGTACCATGTAGCATTTAAGCTAGAGTAGTCATATTCAAAAGCATTCATAAACGCCTTAGGGTCTAAATACTTTTCATCTAAAGTAAAAGAACCAGCAGAAGCAAATGCAGCAGCAGAATCAGCGATAGTTACCGTTGAATCAAATGTCTTAATTACTTGTCTAGAATCAATGTCAGAGTGAACGGTAATCATTCCACTTTCAATTGTTTTACCTCTTAATATTGATTGTGCTATTACACCCTCTAGGTCTTTGCCCGCATAGGTGTTTGTTGTGATTGTTGGTGTTGCCATTTGTTATTTGAATTTTTGGTGTGTGTTAAAAATTTGTTTCCATACAGGTTCGTTTACACTTACCTTTTCTGCGTTCTTAGTAGGTGTAGGCTCTGCAAGGTTTTTGATAGCCAACTTAACGGCGTTATCAATTAACTCTTCTTGAGATACTACATTCTCCAATACTACTTCATCTTCAACTACTTCTTCTGGAGCTTGTAACGCTTCCAATTCAGCTTTTAAAGATTCTACTTCCGCTTTTAAAGATTCATTTTCGGCAATTAGTGCGTCCATTTCTTCGGTGGCGTTTGCAATTTTCTGTAGATTTTCTTGCTTGTTCATAATGTAAGTAAACAGACTTTCCTTGTGGGTGTCCGTCAACTCAAAACTTTCTTTTTCGCTTGTCATTTGTATTGTATTTTGATTATTAAAAATGTTTGGTATTAAAATTTTCTTGTTTTCAAATGTAGATTTTTGGTAATTTGAAACCTTGTCGGTCTTCCATTCATTACCCACGAATCCAAACTCTTTCGCTTCTGCAAAAGTTAGCCATTCGCCATTGCCACTATTTCTGCTCATTAAGTCGTTTATTACTTCTTGCTTTACTCCCAAACCTAGATAAGCTTGGTCTAAAGACTTTTGAACTTTGTTGAGCGTTGCAATGGATTCTTCTAAGTTATTTACGTTCCCGTATGAGCTTGTCATAGGCTTGTGAATCAAATACAACCCTGTTGAATCCATATAGATATCTTCAACATTAGAAGCACTTGAAATAATAGTTGAGGCAGAAGCATTGTAACCTCTTAAATACGTTACTATTTTTGCACCGCTATTTTTGAGTAAGGAATAAATAGCCATAGCGTGCATTACATCGCCACCTAAAGACTGAAGCGTAACTTTAATAGTTTTAGCTTCTATATTCTTAATTGAGTTAAGCTCCTTAGCGATATTATCTGAGGTGTTTTTCTCGTAATCCTCAAAGTTGTCCGCTTCAATATTATAACCAATATCTCCAACTATATTCAGCTCTGCAATTTCGTCTTTAACGACTATGTTTAAAAATGGTGTTACATTCATACGGTGTAAAAATAATGAGTGCCATTTTTAAAAATTAGAAATAAGTTTTGCATTGTGTAATTTAATTAGTATATTAGAGGTTCACTAAAAACAAATAACATGAAAACATTATTAGAAATCAGAAATAACCATGACTTCATGGATGAAATGCAAGACACAACATTTAAATTTAAATGCTATAATCACGAAGATTGTATCGTTTATTTTGAATCATGTACACCTTATTTTGATGGCAAAAAAGTTAGAAGTTTAGTTGCCGTATTTAAGCATAGTAATTCAGACTTTTTAAATTACGAAACGGCAGTTGATTTATCATTGAAAATGGAGTTAATCTCAATTGCAGATTCAAACGACAGTAAGTTTGAAATACTAATTAATCGCTCAGAATTAGTATAATAATATTTTTTTTGTAGTCTAGCGCATGAGATTGATTCACTCATGCGCTTTTTAATTACAAATACTCATAATTGTACTTTTACTTTTACCATACTTCTTGCTTAGCTTAGCGTATAAGCTCAT